CCCACACCTTCGACACGACGTCGCGGAACGTCTGGGAGCGCTTGTAGGCGATCACCAGGCCGGCGACCAGGCCGGCGATGGCCAGGACGACCAGGCCGATCGGGTTGGCCGACAGCGCCGCATTCAACAACCACTGGCCAGCGGTGACGGCCTTGGACGCGACCGCCCACGCGATGTCCCACGCCGCCCTCACCTTGGCCGCGGCGGCGCTGGCGAGCAGGATCCCCGTCACGGCGGCGATCGCGGCGCCCATCGCGGTCGCGGCGCCCCTGTTCTTGTCGACCCAGCCGACCAGTGCGGCGAGCACGGTGGCGCCCTTGTCGATCACCGGGATGAGCAGCCCGCCGAGGGTCTCCTGCATGTTGCCCCAGGTGACCGCCAGCCGCTTCCCGGAGGTGACGGCCGAGCCGGCCGAGCCCGCGAACTGGCTGTTGACCGCCGCCAAGATGACGCCTTGGGCGCCGGCGGTGTCGCCGGCCTTCACCATCGCGGCGATCTGCGCCTTCTGCTGCTCGGTGAACGACACGCCGATGCGGGACAACGAGCTCAGTCCCTTGATCGGATCCTGCAACGCTTTGCCCAGCAACACGTTGGCCTGCTGAAGGCCCTGGGCGCTCACCTCGCCGTGGTTCATCCCGGCGGCGAGGTCGACCGCCGCCTTGGTCGCCTTCTCGAACACCTGGTGCGGCCCGCCCGCCTTGATCGCCGAGAACGTGGCGAGCATCGACTCGCCGTCCTGGATCACGTCATCATCCACCGCGGCATAGGCGCTGACCTTCCCGGCGAGGTCGCTGAACCCCTGCGCCGACAGGCCGGTCGCGCCCTTGGTGCTCTTGATCACCGCGGCGGTCCGGGCGGCGACCCGCTCGCTGTCCCTTGCGGCGTCGGTGAACGAACGGATCGCCGAGATGGCCGCGTCGCCGGCGAACGCGCCGGCGACCACGCCGCCGAGCCGGCCCATGGTCTTCTGGAACCCGCTGGCCTTCTTGTGCGCGCCGTCCAGGCCACGGCTGAAGCTCTTGTCCCTGGCGACCAAATCGAAAGCGAGCGCGCGGGCCATCAGCGGGCCCGCTCGATCTTGTCGAAGATCGCCCCGACGACCCGCTCGACCTCGGCGACCGCCTGCGCCTCGCTGGGCTGCACCACCGCGTAGAAGGTCGGGGTCGACGGCTGCGCCACCCAGGTGGTCCGGTCGCCGTAGACGGGGTGGCGCCAGCGCTTGCCACGCGGCGGACCCTCGTACATCGACTGCAGGCTCCGCATCCCCGACGGCATCTTCCTCCCATCGACGCGGACGCGGGCGCCTGCCAGCTTCCCGGACAGGCGGACCTCGACGCGGGTCGCCTTGGCCATGAGGCTACGCAGGGACGGCTGCCGGGCGCGGCCGCGGCTCCGCTTGCCGGCGAAGCCGGGCCGGCCCAGGTACGCGGCCCGGACCCTGGGCACGAACGGCTTGAGGACGTTCCGCAGGCCGGCGCTCAGCTCCTTCTTCAGGGCCTTGCCGTCGGCGTAGCGGCCCAGCGCCCTAGCGACCGCCTTCAGGTCGCCCGTGTCGCGGAGCTCGGCGTGCATCAGCCCGGCCCGCCCGCCAGGTCGCGCACCGGCCGGCCGCCCGGCTGGTCGGCTTCCTTGGCCAGGAGGCTCGCCAGCACCCTGAGCATCCGCATGCTCAGCTCGTCGTACTCGGCTCGGGTGAGGCCGAACTCGCGGCAGATGACGGCGCGGCTGCGGAGCTCGCGCGCCTCGGCCTCGAACCGCTTTGTCTCCTCGTGGCGGGCTCTGGCCCAGGCGAGCCACCTGGGCCGGTCGGAGGAGGGGGCTCGGCCCGCTCGCCGCTCATGTCGAACACGCTGCCGACAGGGACGTCACCGGCCTGCTCCCACGTGAACGACGAGTCCTCGCGCAGCTTCCAGGCCAGGACCATGGTCTGGAACAGGTCGGGGCTGTCGCCGGCCAGCAGCTCCGTCGGGTTGCGCCCGTCCAGCGCGACCTTGAGGCGCCGCAAATCGTTGCTGGTGAGCAGCGCCGGGTCGAGCTCCGGCTTGGCACCGTTCTCTGTGCTCACCACGGCCTCCCTCGGAGCGCGCCCACGAAGCGGCCGATCTGTTCGCCCTGCTCCCGCAGCGCGGCGAGGCCCCGCGCGGTCGCGGCCATCTCGGCGCGCCACCGCGCCCAGCGCGCGGCGTCGGCGCGCATCTCGGCGCCTACCGTGGCCCACCGCTCGGCGTCGGCGCGCCAGGCGGCGAGCTGCCGGGCCGCGACCTGGGCGGCCTGGGCGTACGACCGAACCACGTCGGTCATGTGGGCACCTCCTAGGCCTCATGGCGGGCTGGTCGCGCCGGAGGCCTAGTCACAGCGCGACCAGCAGCACCGCTGGCGTCTATTGTCGCAGGCCAGCGGCCTGGTTGCACACCCGGGGCCGTGGGAGAGGTGCGCTAGCCGCGCTGCTGCTATGCGCCAGGCAGGCTCGTCGGGAACTGGTACGGGCCGACCTGGGTCATCCGCCCGCCCGGCGGGCCGCCGAAGATCACGAACGGCTCCACCACGGGCTTGACGGTCTGCAAGCCCCACACCGCCAACTCGCTGGCGACTGCCGGGCTCACGTCGACGGGGGCGCCGCGGCGGTCGAACACCGGCTGCCCGCCGAGCATCCGCTCGGACAGGTGCTGCACCGCGCTCGACAGCTCCGCCGAGGCGACCGGGTACAGCCGCCGGGCGTGCGCCAGGTCGAGGAAGTCGGCATGGGCGACCTTCACGTCCGCGGCGGTCGGCTCCACCACCGGGACGCTCGCGTCCCGCAGCGGTCCCCGCAGGTTGGTCGCGCCGCCCATCGGGTCGACCACCACGCCCAGCACCTTCCACCGACCGCACAGCTCGATGATCCGGTCGACCGCCGAGGCGGTGCCGGCCAGGTAGGCCGCCAGCTCGACCTGGACCCGGCCATCCTCGAGCCGGCACGCCGACACGATCGAGGTATGCCCGCGGTCTTCCGAGACCTCGACACCGAGCGTCCCCGTCCCGACCCGATCCATCTGCCACCTCCGCTGTTGGCGTCGCCGCCGGTTGCCCTTGCGCGCGCCGGCCGCCCGGCTGCAACGGCGGTGCTCCAGCCCGGCCCAGCCGGGCCCGTCGTCGCGGTGCCCAAGGTCGAGCAGCGACGGGTCGGGGCCGAGCGGCCAGCCGCAGCGCCAGCACGGATCAGCCGGCGAGTACACCGCCAGCGCCGCCCGGCGGACCGCCTGATGCTCACCGTCGTACAGGCCAGCGCGGCTCACCGCTGCAGCTCCATCCACAGGTCCTTGGGGATCACCCGCCAGCCGGTCTCGGTCTCGTCGCCCCAGCGGTTGAGCATCGCCCGGGAGAACTCGGCCACGCCCATGCTGGCGAGGTCCTGGCGGACGGTCTCGACGTCGGAGAGCCGGCCTAGCGCCGGCATCGTCGCCCACCACACCCGCTCGTCGGTCGGGTCCGCGTCGGGCGCCGCCGCCCACTCGAGCAGGCACAGCCCGCTGTCGACCGCCATCTCCGCAGCGGCCCGGCCCGCCTCGAGCTTGCCGCGCCACCACACCGACCGGGGCGTGCCGGCCGTCGACATCGCCCACAGCTGCGCGTCAGCCCGGGTCACCATCGTCGGGCGGACGGCCTGCTCAACCGTCGCATCCTGGTGGACCCACGCCTCATCAACGATGACCAGCGAGGTCGTCTCGCCATGGCCGCTGCTCTCGGTCGCGCTCAGCAGCTCCAGCCGCGACCCGTTGTCGCAGGAGATCGTCTCCGCACCGAAACCGCGGAACAGCTTCAGCCGACCGGCGAACGGCGAGCGCTGCAACCTCGGCCACCAGGTGTGCAGCAGCTTCCGCCGGGCCGCGACACGGCTCTGCGCGCCGTACAGCACCAACTGGTCCGGCACCTCCAGCAGCCGCCACATGATCAGCGACAGCGCGAGACTCGACTTGCCGGACTGCCGGGGGACCGACACGAGCACGTCCCGGTACGCCGGCCGCCGGCCGGACCGCTCCAACGCCGTCGAGAGCACCAGCCGCTGCCA